GAGCCGTCCATCTTGTAAACATCCTGCTCGATTAGCGTATTTCTGCCCTCGCTAGGGTCTAGCACGCCCGCTGATATATAGGCAGCCATTGTGTCAGCTTTGACCTTTTCAGCTTCTGCTTTGACCCTAGCCGTATCCGCCTCCTCTTTTTCGCTCGGGACGTGTAACGGTTCAAACTCGATTAGGTAGTCTTCAGGCAGCTTCAATGCCTTCACCAGTAACCCAGCCAAGCGGTCAATTGGGGCTAATAGGCGGGTCTTTTGCAGCTGTTTAATGTGGGCATACCAGTTCTGCAAATCCCCGTCATTGCCGCCGCCCATGCCCTTCGATTGTTCACCGAGCAATAGCGTCTTAGGCATACCCGTAACTGCACTTAAGGCAATAGCAAACCTGTCAATAACATCAGACACGCCGCCCATGCCCGCACTGTGGATTGTGTAATCATCCTTCGCATCTATGGCTACGGTATTCAGGATGTTGCGACTCATGTCTAAGATGTTCAGCCTGTCCATTACAGCCTTTTGACCGTTAGGCGCCATAAGCTGTTGTGCCATACCTTCCATCTTGTTGACGGCTTGTTGTGAGCGCTCCAATAGCTTTTCCGCCCATTGGTGTGATACGCCGTAGCGCTGCAATTGGCTCCAGCACTTCGCCAGCGTGGACGCATGCCAACCGTCTTGCAGCTCCTTCAATCTATCCGGTACGTATTCACCCTGGAACACGATGCACCGGGTCTCATGTACTGTGTACGGATTCCCTGTACACGGTGACACGAGGTATTTCTCGGTCTGACCGTAACGGCTATCCATCGGGTCTGTGTACTTGACCAGCCTACTTACGCGGTAGCGGTCGTACACGCGGATAAAATCCACGCCCTTAACTGCATTCTCGTTTAGCGGCTCGTCCAATGCGCCGCCGTCCTGTACACCCAGCACCACCAATGCCCCACCGTACAGCGCCGCCAGCTTCAAGGCCTCACAGTAGCGCTCTGCTGCTTGCAGCTCCTCCATGCGCACCATAACGGGTGTATATACATCATCATCAGCTTCATTTTCAAGCTCGAAGCCAGCTCGCACCATATCAGCGGCGGGTACGTCGATAATCCGCCGTGCGAAGCCGTCCCCGGTATACATGGCCTCCAGTTCACCTTCGTTGAATAGCTGCGCCGCCGCCGCCTGCGTGTAGCTTCCGGGGTCACGCTTTGAACCCAGCCCACTGACTAGGTTCATATATGCGCCGTCTGCTGTCTGTGCGTCTTTGCGCGGCCTTCCTGGTCCACGTTTTGTAGTTGTATTCATGTTATTATTTTGGCATATCACACAATTAAAAACAATGATATTAGGGTTTACCCCTATTTTATTTTGATTTTAATAGGGTAGATTCATGTTTTTTTAAAGGAATATCATGCACGCACAATTTACAAAATCCGGCCTTACCAAAGAGGTCAAAATCGGCTTCAGCTGGACAATCTTCTTTTTCGGGTGGATAGCCTTATTGATTCGCAAACAATGGGCTTATGCTGCTATCGCCTTTTTTACTTTCAATCTCGCGGCATGGTATTTCATGTTCGTTGCCAATAAGGCTAAGGCGCATGACTTAATCGAAGATGGCTGGCTGATTGACCGTAGCGTCCCGGCGTGGGATGTTGTTACGGCTTAACTCCAAACTGACCAGTCAGCGCCCGCCAGTAGAGTGTTGACTGCGTCAATAAGCGGGTCTATCTGGTCGTCATAGGCGTGGCTGTCATCCGCTGCGAAGCTCTCGCACTCGCTTATAAAATCAGCCGTCCACGGCGCGTACTCAGGCAACATCACACCCCCGGATTGGATGCGCGCCTGCACTTCCATCAGTCTAGTCAGCTTGTCCTTTGTCCGTTGCACCGGTATGACTGGCACAAATACGGTGTTTTGCTGTAGCTGCTGAATCAGCCCCGTCCCGCTTGCTTTGTCCTCTATATACATGGCAGAGGCGCGGCCTTCTGCACTTGCCCATACATCCTTGGCCAGCGCCAATAGCCCCACCGCGTCCACCTTGCGCCTGATTACATTCAGGATGTATATCTTGCCGTCGCTACACAATGCCGCGTCCATGAATACTGTGTAATCATTGCGCTCCCCCGTCTTCATGGCCGTGTCTGCAAATATTGCCCGGCGCCGCTTGGCCGTAGGCGGCTCGCTGTACCGTCCAAACCATTCGCCTTTGAGCAGCCCACCGCCTAGTGGATTAGGCCGCTGCTGGAACTGCCCGGCCACGGCGTGAGCGCCCATAATCTTTTTGTCGCGGTCGACCACCTCACGGCTAAACCGCTCCGGGAATAGAAGTTCACCTTCTACCGTCCGCGGGTCTTCAAAGCCTATTTTGGTTTTGCACCGCCTGCCCGGTTCGTATTCCATGGGTAACATGAGGTGGTCATAGCCAAAATCGCCGCGCAATATTTCACCGCTTACGTCGTCTTCAGCCAGCCGCTGCATTACGATAATGATGGCGCTTGAATCCGGGTTGTTTAGCCGTGTAGGCAATGTCTCACAAAATACACGCCTCGCGCCTTCGAGCGCGGCCTCTGAGTACGCATCCTCAACACTATGCGGGTCGTCCCAAATAACCCTATCACCGCGCCGCCCGGTCATGCTGGTCACCGCGCAAGCCTGCCGCCAGCCCATCGCCATATTTTGAAAGAACATCTTTTCGTTTTGATCGGTGGTCAGCACCGTCGGCCACAGGGCTTGATACCAGTCACTTGCCACCAGCCGCCGCATATGCAGATTGTCCCGCGTAGCCAGTTTGGCCTCATGGCTTGCCCCGATTATGCGGTTAGAGCTTTTACCCATAGCACCCCACTCCCACGCAGGCCACATAACCCCAACCATCATGCTTTTCATTGTGCCCGGCGGGATGTTGATTAGCAGGCGTGTTATTTCCCCAGCCGTCACAGCTTCTAGGTGCCTAGCCATAGCATCAATATGCCAGCCGTGCTTATAAGGCTGTGCAGGCTCTAAGCTTTTCCAAGCGCGCTTAATAAAGTAGGCTAGGCTCTTGCACTCCTCGCGCTCGATGTTTAGCCAATCTTCGTTAGTCAGCTGCATTTTTTAAGCGCAGCAGCTCCTGCCGGGCTTGGCTTGATAACTTCGTTGCGTCGATGGTCGTCACTGCCGCTGTAATCTCGTGGCGTGTCGGCTCGTTATATCCATGCATTGCATTCAGCTCTTTTATAGCCCCTGTCATGCCCCCGGCGTTAGTTTGACCCTCTGCTACCCTGTAGGCTTTTACTAGGGCTTTAACGCTCATTTCGCGCGTCCACATAGCCTTTTCAGCCAGTTTGCCGCGTAATTCTTGCACCCTTGCCGCCACCTTGCCGTCGGCCATCAACTCAGATGCTTTGCTGTAGATTGTCTCAGCCTTCATTTTCCCGGCGTTGTAGGCGTGCCTGTAGGCAGCTGCCTGGCTCATGCCGTCCGCTATGGCTTGGGCGTATTGCTCTTGTTTGTTGGTTAGCATGGCGAATGGAGCGCGTCGGTCGGGAATGCACCGCCCAGTTCTGAGGGGTTCTCAAAATCCTGCTTTTTGACGCGCTTAGGGTAAGACTTTGCCAGTGGTGCAATTTTCTCGCACATCTTGTCATCAAGTGGCAAAGCATATTTATGCTTTGGTATTGCAGGATGTAATTTATAGCCTTTTATCCCAGCTGAATCAAACGTGCGTTTATGCGCTATTTTGCCATCAAATTCAGCCGTGCTACTCTGCAATATTGACCCAATGTAAAACCAATTTGTCGCTTGATAAATGCCGCCATGATGACCTTGTGCAGTATCAGCATATGAAACAACCAAGCGAAGCCCAGGCGATTGTTTTTTCAGCCATTTAATGGATATAGCCATGATTCTGCTTACTGTCGTTTCATGCCGCGTAAGTGCGACCCTTACGAGCTCACAGCACTCATTTTGAGTCAAACCGAAAGGTTTTCCGATGTTTTTATTGGCACCATATGCGAAAATGATGACACCAATAAATTTTTCGTTTTCCCATACCCCAACCTTAACCAGCTTGCCTACTGGTATTGACTTGCTGTAATGCCAATTCAGACAAGCAAACTTAGCTGCCTCATGAGTTGCCCAGTCGATTTTTAAAACTGGCTTTACTGGCTCATTTATGGAATTCATGACCACATGCCGGGCAGGTTGTTGCCTTTATTTCATCAAGTCTGCCTTGGTCAGCCTCAGTGCCAGCATCAAAGTCAGCACCCAACCCCATAACGATAGCCAACTCCCCGGCCTCGAACCCCAGCAGTGCCATATCAAATTCGGCGTTATGCGGCTCGTCCAGCTCCAACCGTAGCATCTCATCATCCCAGCTACTGTTAAGCGCCAGCTTGTTATCCGCGATGATGTACGCCCGTTTTTGCGTGTCCGTAAGGTGTCTCAGCTCGATACATGGCACTTCGTCCAGCTTCAGCTTACGCGCCGCCATCACACGGCCATGCCCTGCGATTATTCCACCATCCTTGTCAATCAGCACGGGGCTTGTGAAGCCAAACTCACGGATTGAAGCAGCTATCTGAGCGACTTGCGCATCGCTATGGGTGCGGCTGTTTTTGGCGTACGGTATCAACTCTTCAAGTTTAACTTTTTTAATCTGATTCATGGCTTATTTTAGCATGCTTTTCGGGCTTCATGCGCTACCCTTCAAGATAAAAAACCATAGGACAACCCCGAGCCTCCTGACACCCTGTATTTGTGTCTTTGGTGGTCTCAGCCATCCGGTGTGGGCGGCTTTGTCAAATTGACTAAAACTCCATTTTTTTTGCCAT